CTCGGAATGGGTGATGCTCAACACGAAGCTCGCGGGGAAGCCATTCCGCTTCAAAGACTTCGAGTTCCAGCAGGCGATCGTCGATGACATGCACCCCGACCTCGGGGTGATGAAGCCGTCACAGATCGGCCTGACCGAGGTCCAGATCCGGAAGTTCCTGGCGTTCCTAGCCAGGCACCGCGGCACGTCAGGCATCTTCACGTTTCCCAACGAGAAGATGTTCAAGTCGAATTCGAAGACCCGGATCCGGCCGATCGTCACGCAGCCGGCCTTCAGTATGACGGGCCTGGACGATGAGAAGCCCAACCGGGCGATGAACCTCTACGAGGTCAACGGCTCGTTCGCCCACATCTTCGGGATGACGGAAGGCGAGGCGACGTCCACGCCGGCTGACATCCTGTTCCAGGACGAGTTGGATCTTTCGGACCAGGCCATGATCGCCCTGTTCCAGTCGCGGCTGCAGAACTCGGCCTTCAAGATCACCCAGAAGTTCTCGACGCCTACCTTCCCCGGCTACGGCATCGACGCGGTGTTGAACGCGTCAGACCACCGGGAATACTTCCTGAAGTGCCAGTGTTGCGGCCACCAACAGGTGCCTGACTTCAACACCAAATTCGTGTGCCTGCCTGGCTACGACGGGGACGGGAACCTCGACGAGATCGACAGCGAGATGATGTCGCGGATCGACCTGGTTGGCAGCTACGTGAAGTGCGAGCGCTGCTCGCGGGCCCTGGACCTGACCGACCCCTCGCTGCGTGAGTGGGTCGCGATGCGTCCGACGCGGGACGCCCGGGGTTACCAGGTCCGTCCGTTCTCCACCTGGAAGCTGCCGCCTGCCTACATCATCCGCCAGCAGCAGAAGTACCGCCAGCTCGACAACATGAAGGGCTACTTCAACACCGTCCGGGGGACCACCTATTCGGACGGCGACAGCAAGCTAGAGCCTGATATCGTCAAGGCCATCATGACCGGCCCCGGCCGACCGGAGGTCGGCTCTGACGTGCCCTGTGCGCTCGCGAGCGACATGGGTCGGGTCTGCCACCTGGTGCTGGGTGTGGTTCGCGGGGATCGTGTCTACCCGTTCCTCTTCGAGCAGGTCCCATCGGACCAGATCGAGGCTCGGGTCAAGGAGCTGCGCGAGCAGTACAACATCGTCTGCGGCGGCGTTGACCGTCACCCCTACACCCCGACCGCGGAGACGATCCGCAACGAGAGTGGCGGTCGGATCATGCCGATCGAGTACCGCGGCGCCGCTCACATCAACCTGGTCGAGGACGAGTACGAGGTCATGGACTTCGTGCAGATCAACCGGACCCGGGCGATCGACGATGTCGTGAAGGCCATCCAGCGGAAGAGCTGGACGATGAGCGGCTATGGCGGCCTGGGCCAGGTCCTGGTGGAGCATCTCTGCGACATGGTTCGCATCGAGACGCCTGAGAAACCGGCGACCTGGGAGAAGCTCACCGGCCAAGACCACTTCATGCACGCACTGGTCCTTTTGCAGGCCAGCATCAAAATCCATCAACTAATCCTGTTGCGAAATGCCGTCCCAACAAAGCAATACCTGGGTCTGATCGGCGTCGAGACTTCCGATGTGAAGCCAACCCGGCAGCTGGGAGATCCCCCGCGTCGCGAATTACTCGCGGAGAGGCTTATCTAGTGGTCGCAACCAGCATCGATCGACTTTTCGCGGATGTCGCGGTCATCAAGAAGATGCCCAAGGCGTCGGTCTCCGCGACCCCGACCTACAACCCCGCAAACACCCAGGCGGTTCTGACCGCCCCGACCTATCGTGAGCACCTCAGCTCGCTGACGGACACCCGGCTGAACCAGTCGAGCCAAGCGCTCCTGCAGCAAATGTTCAAGCAGAACCCGGATGCCTCGGCCGCCGTCGGGGCCTACCAGACGCTGGCCGACACGCCGTTGACGATGGTCGTGCGCAACGCCCAGGGCCAGATCGACCCCGCGGCGACGGCGCAGCTGCCTCCGCTGATCCGCGCCCTGACCTTCCCGACGGATTACTCGGCCGGCTTCACCGCCAAACCGAGCCTGGCCACCTTATGCCAGGAGATGCGCTACATGGTCATGCTGCGCGGCGCCCTGGCCAACGAGCTGGTGTTCGACAAGAAGCTGGTGCCGACGCGCCTGCAGCACATCGACATGGCCTCGATCCAATGGACCGAGAAGACGGCCGGCGACTACAAGCCGTCACAACGAGTGCAGGGAAAGAGCAACCTCGTGTCGCTCGACTTCCCCAGCGTCTTTGTCAGCTGGTATCGTCGCGACCCGACGACGATTTACAGCCAGTCCGATTTCGTCTCGGTCATCAACGCCGCTGCCGCCCAGACCCAGGTCGTCAACGACCTCTATCGGATCATGACCATCACGGGTTTCCCTCGCATGGAAATCACGGTCCTGGAGGAAGTGCTGGCGGCTAACATGCCTGCCAGCATCAAGGACAACACCGACCCCAACATCGGCCGCGAGTGGGTCAACGCTCGCATCCAGGAAGTGGCCGGTGTCTTCGGCTCGCTTCGCTCGGACCAGGCTTTTGTCCACACTGACAGCGTCGAAACCAAGGTTCTGAACGACAAGAACCCCGGTGCTTCGCTCGACATCTCCAGTGTGATGGACACGCTGAACGCCCAGTCTCAGGCCGCCCTCAAGACCATGGCCACCGTCATCGGCCGCGGGAGCGGCGCGGCCGGTGTTGCATCGGTCGAGGCGCGGATCGCTGCCATGAACGCGGACCAGTTGAACGTCTGTGTGAAGGAGCAGCTGGATAAGGCGCTGACGTTCCTGATCAACTCCTACGGCATCCAGGGCTTCGTCGACAGCTCGTTCGCCCCCGCTGAACTGCGCCCGTCGCTGGAGCTGGAAGCCCAACGCACGATGCGCTCGGCCCGTCTCCTGGTGGATCTCAGCCACGGGATTATCACCGATGAAGAATACCATATGCAGGTCCACGGCAGGCTTCCGCCTGTTGGCTCCAAGCCGTTGAGTGGAACTGGCTTCCAGGATGCTGCAGAGACCGGCCCGGTGGACGCCTCGGCCATCAGCCCCAATGACGACCCCCTGGGCCGCTCAGTATCGGCGGCGGGTGACAAGTCGGCGAAGTCTAACGGCCTGCCTGGCAGTAAGAAGCCGGGCAAGTCAAAATAGAATAATCACTTTCCATCAATAGTGTCTCATCACACCAATTGAACACGGGTGATTTGCTGCTGCATAGACAATCGTCATGAAGCGGCTCACGAAAACTCCAGCCATCGCGGCGCAACTCAAGGCCGCCTACGGCTCTGATGCGAATACCGACAGCCTGGTCGTGTTCGAAATGACGCTGGCCAATGGTAAGCCCCTGCGCAAAGCGGGCGGCATCTTCGAAGGCGCGGTTCTCACACCCGGCTTCCTCCAGGAGCTGATCGCCGCCGTTCAGTCCGAGTCCGTCCCGCTCCAAACCGGGCATCAGACCGTCCCGCTCCCCGTGGGTCGCGTCTTCGCTGCCATGAACGCAAACGGTGAGGCCCGAGGCCTCATCGCGGTCAACGAGACGACCCAGGGTCCGATCGTCGCCGATCTGGACAACGGTACGATCGATCAGTGCAGCGTCGGCGTCCTGCCGAAGCACCTGAACTGCTCGGTCTGTGGTTGGGATTTCGCCGACCCAAAGCACTACGAGAGCATGTGGTCGCTCACCTGCGGCAATGACCATGTAATCGGTCAGAACGGTGTTCACGCTCAGCTCAATGGCCTGAAGGCCTTTTTCGAGACCTCGCTGGTGGGGCAGGGCGCCGTTCGCGGCGCACGTGTCCTCGGCCCGTCCGACAGCGTCTTCCAGACCAACCCCCAACTCGCCGCCTCCGTCGCCGAAGGCGCCGGTCTGGCTCTTCTCCTGACCGCGACCGTCGCCCCTTCCGAGGACACCATGAACGAAGCTCAACTCGCCTCCTTCACCGCTGCGCTGGAGGGTAAGGCCACCGCCACCGTCCAACTCACCGCGGCCACCGCACAGATCACCGATCTGACCGCGCAGCTGACCGCATCGCAAACCGCGCTCGCGGCGTCGCAGGCCGAGCTGGCTGCGGCCACCCCGGCCCGTGACGAAGCCGTCGCTGCCCTGGCCGCCCAGACCGACATCGCCACCAAGGCGCTCACCGCCCTGAAGGACGAAGCCACCAAGATCCTGACCGCCTGTGGCAAGCCGGATCTCGTGACCGCTCTGGCCACCCAAGACGTCGACGCGGTCCTCGCCGTGATCGCGGAGCATCGCGCGCAGTTCGCCGCGATGATCCCGGCCGGTGGCGCCGCGGCTGCCGCCGACACCAAGCCCACTGCCACCGCGCGTCCTGCCACTTCGGCCGCGTTCCAATCCGCGCCGAACCGCCGCTAATCTCAGGAGAACAACGTGGCTTTCCACAACCTCGTCAAGCTCTCGAAGTACACCTTCGAAACCTTCCAACTGACCTGCAACCTGGCTGTCGGCGTCGTTGCCGCTGACGTCGGCAAGGCGGTGTCGCAGGACACTTCGGCCGACAACCAGGTCAAGCTGGCCGGCGCCGGTGAAGCCATCGTCGGGAGCCTCTACACCGTCGAGCCTCGCGTCAACGAAGGCACGAACATCGGCACCGTCGAGTTCAAGTTCGCCACCAAGTTCACGATCAAGACCGGCCTCACCGGTAACCAGGTCGTGGCCCGTGGCTCCCGCATCTGTGGCGCCGGCGCCGGCGAAATCCGCGCGCTCGACCCTGCGGTGACCGGCGACGCCATCCTGATCGCCGACGGCGCTCCCCGCGTCTGGGCTGTCATCGGCACCACCGCCGTCTGCACCAACTTCTAAGCCAGGAACCAACCCATGATCCGCTCCACCACGGAAATCAAAAAGGCGGCGCCGGCGGTTGTCCTGGCCGGCCTGAACGACGCCAATTCGAGCACGTCGCTCGAAGCGGCCTCGAAGCTCATCGGGCAGGCGAAGTCGTACGGCCTCAACATGCGCGACTACCTGCGCCTGTCGGTCGACGCCTCGCAGGTCGAAGCTGACGAGCACGCCCGATATTCGGCCGATGGCCGCTTTATCAACGGCTACGAGGCCACCCTGGCCTACCTGAACCTGCCGGTGCGTGACGACCTCGACGCTGGCATCATGCTGCAGGCCGCCGCCGATACCTTCCAGCTGTTCCCGGGCACCCGGGCGCTGTTCCCGGAAGTCGTCGACGACATGGTCCAGTGGAAGTACCGCCAGCTTAACTTCGAGTCGACCGAGGGCATGGTCGCCCAGCGTCGGACGATCAGCGGCAACGAGATGCTGTCGACCGTCGTGCTCGACACCGCCGCTGACTACGAGGACGGCGTCGCCGCCGTCGCCGAAGGTGGCCAAGTGCCGATCCACTCGATCCGCACCGGTGAAAAGCGCGCCAAGTTCTGGAAGTTCGGCAACGGCTACAAGACGACCTACGAGTTCCAACGTCGGGCCTCGCTGGACATCCTGACGCCCTACGCTCTGCGCACCCAGACCCAGATCGAGCGCGGCAAGGTCTCCGTCGCCGTCTCGACGCTGATCAACGGCGATGGCGTCAACGGCGCTGCCCCGGTGGTCAACGCCTCGACGTTCTCGGCCGTCGCCGGCTCGACCGCGGTCGCTGGCAAGCTGTCCTACAAGCACCTCGCGGCCTGGTTGGTCTCGCGGGCGCAGGCCGGCACGCCAATCGATACCGTCGCCGGCAACTGGGACATGTACCTCCAGTGGCTGTTCATGTTCTCGACCCCGACCGCCAACGCCGGCTCCACGGACGCCGAGAACCTGGCCAAGGCCGGCTTTGCCGTCGGCGGCATCCCGCTGCTGTCGGGCGCCATCCAGTTCAAGCTGGCCGGCGATGCTCCCGCCAACCAACTGATCGGTTACTCGCGCGGTGACACGCTCGAAGAGCTGATCGAGGCGGGCTCGCTGATCTCGGAGAGCGAGAAGTCGATCCGCACCCAGGAAGTCATCTACGTGAACACGCAGACCGCCGGCTTCCGGCTGATCTTCGACGACACGCGGAGCATCCTGAACCTGAACGCCGGCTAAGGCGTCAGGGCTTGGGGCTGGCTTCGGTCAGCCCCGCAACCCTCCTGGGATCACCATGAAACAGATTGTTGAAACCACTGGTTCATTCCAGATCTACCGTCCTCTCGAAGAGCTGAAGGTCCCCTTTGACCGCCCGGCCGTCGTGCAGGACAGCTTCTTCATCGCGGGCCAGATTGGTCAGCGCCAGCTGGTCGTCCTGGCCACGGTCAACGACGAGGCGTCCGACGTCGAGTTCCAGGAGCTGTACGCCGACGCCCTGGCCTCCGATGGCGAGAGCTTCAACTCGGCCGAGTTCGTCGACCTGTACGCCAAGAACTACCCGGTCGAGGTCAAGGAGCCCGAACCCGTCAAGGATCCGCCCAAAGTCGATCCTCCCAAGCCTGCTGCCGCGAAGTGAGCACGGAAACCTTCTAAATGTTGGACTTCCTAGCCGGCGTCGACATCACGATCACCGTCCCGTTTACGCGGGACGGTGAGCCGTTTGTACCCGACCCCACTGGCCTCCAGTGGACGCTTCGGGGACAAAACGGCGCTGTATTGGCCACCAGTGGCCTATCGGGAGTGACGGACACTCAGGTCCACATCCCGGTGCTGGCGACTTACAACAACCTGACCGGTCCCTCGCGCTTCGAGAAGCGCGCGGTCGTTGTGCGCGGCACCGTCGGCGGGCAGGCGTTCACCTCTATGGTGTTTTACCGTCTGGCACCGTGGCTAAACATGACGGCCTCTCGCGAGGCTGTACGCACCTTCATCGGGTGCGACGTCAGCGAGCTGGGTGACCATGAAATCAGCCTGATAGAGGCCTATGTCCGGGTAGCCGACAAGGTAGGGGGCGATGCCACCCTCAACGCGGCCCTCAGCTCGGGCACCAGCGCTGAGATCACGGCCAATCGGGGCATCGTAGCCCAGGCTGTCCTTTTGGCCCTTCCTGGCGTTCGCCAGCGCATGGCAAAGAAGGAGTCGGACGGTACTCGCGACATCGAGCGTTTCGCGATCGACTTCGATCGACTGCAAGCAGACGCTCAGGCCGATCTCGATGATGCGATCGCCGTGGTCGGAGCAGTGGATGACACCACCGCGATCCCCGTCATCTTCATGCTGACCACGCCTACCGACCCTGTTACGGGGGTCTAGTCGTGCGCCGGTTTGCGGGATCATCCGACCGTTTCTACTCGAAAGTTCAGATTGTCGGCGGCCCGAGAACCCGCGGAGTGATCCTGCATCCCTCCGACAACACCGATCCCGGGATCGAGTTCGCATACCCGAAGATCACCCTTCGGGTTGGCCGTCAGAGCTTGGTGCGTGCGGGCGACGTGGTCCACACCGATGGTGGGTACTTTCTGGTCGCGACCCACAGCAACACCGAGGACTACAACAACTTTCACCTATTTCGGTGTGATCGACAGGTCACCTGGACCAGGCCAGCGACGAAGCTCGATCCCGTCACCAAGCAGAAGGTCGCTGATGGTGCTCCGGTCACCATGGGCACCCCCTGGGTGATGTGGGAGCGGAACCGGCGCGAGTACGCCGACCTTCCGATCCGCTTCAATCAGGAAACCACCCTGTCGGCCACCGGCAGCCTGGTCCAGATCGGCGATTTTCTAAACGGCGTCCGGGTTAGCCGGGTGAACGAAGCCCTCGGCATCAGGGTGCTGGAACTACAGGCGTGAAGATCAGGATCGGCAAGGAGTACCACCGGGTTCGAAAGAGCCAGGTCGGTGATGTCTCCGCGCTCAGCCAGATCGAAGCGACCATCGTCAAGAGCCTCACCTCGGATATGGTGCAGCAGGCGTTTCGCAAGAACGTGCCGTACCTCAAAACCATCGCCCAGGAGATGGAGGACGCGGCCGACGACGAATTGCGGAAGGTGTTCGAGGTGATCGCCGAGGTGATTGACATCCCTCGAGGTGGACCTCGTTCGACGTTGACGGCCACCCAGCTGGCCACCGGGATGACATTCGCTCGGAGCTTCCGACGCCCGACGGGTGCGGTCGACTGGAGCAATGTCACCCGAAAGTACGCTCTGCAGAAAGACCGGCGACACCCCACGAACAGCAACAAGCTGTTCAAGTACAGTGGCGCCTTGGCCGACCTTTTCGGTGGGAACAGCGCCAGCTTGGCGATCAAGAAGCTGGGTCTTTCCCAGGTCGAGATCGTTCAAGAGGATCCCGAGCAGTCTAGTCGCAGCAGCAAGAACCTTGGGATCCGGCGCCTTGGTATCGGACGCGTCACGCTTCGGATCATGCCGAAGGTTTCGGGTCTGATGCTGCCTATGCTGCGTTCGCGTCAATGGACGAGCGGCAGCATCAATTTCGATCGAGCGATTTTCAAAGGGACCAAGACGGCCCTCAAACTAACCGGCCGCCGCGATCGCGGAACTTATCGGCCACTTCTCACGCCGACCCTGCAGTTCTTCATGCTGGTCCGGATCCCGAACGCGATCAAAGCGCGTCTGAACGACAAAGTGCGGCGGACCAAATGAGCCAGATGAACCACAAGGTGCTGTACGATAACGTGGTGGCGTCTCTCGGACGCGTCGTCGAGCTGTTCCGTGAAGTGGAGATGCCGACCGCGGATTATGTCAACTGGGACGCTCACGCGAGCATTGGCGAACTGCCATCCAACGACCTAATCGGCCTGGCCGGTGTTGGTTTCACGGAAGGGGAAAGCGGCCACTATGAGGTGGTCTGCGGCATCGCCGTGTCAACCTGGGACGACCCCAACCTGGCTCGTTTGACGGACCTCGTCTCACAGGTTTTTGGGCTGTTCCCGCCGACGACGAGCGTCCCTGTTTATGACCATTCTACCGGCGATGTCTGGAGCTTCATGGTTGTCACGACGCCGCGGGCGGTAACCCCTGTGGGGCGAGCCGAAACCCGCCCAGTCCAGGCTGTAGAGATCAGGCTGCTTCTCGATCCCGGCGCCGGATCATCTCTTCAATAATGGCGATGTTGCGGGTCGTGCTGAGCTGGATGGCATAGGCCGCCAGGCGCACGATCTCGCGCCCTAGGGGGCGCTGGAACCGTTTGCACCTGACTTGCAGCATCTCGATGACGTCGTAGTCAAATCGGGTGATGGTTTTGATCTCATCACCACTCAGGGTGATCATGCAGTCGTCGTCGCCCAGGCTTTCCAGCGCATAGTTGAGCAAATATCGGAACTCAGCATTCCGGCTACGACCGTGGATCACCGCCCTTTGCGCGATTTGTTCTAGTATACAAATCGGAATTTCAATGCTCGTATTGCGCTGGGCCACAGGAAGAATTCCTTTCCATCAATCGGATCTGTATACGCTAAGAAGTCGCTAGAGCAAACACGTATTCACCCGACGGCGCCATGCGCCTTCTACTGGAGAATACGCATGGCCGGCGAAGCCAAGACCACCGACTTCCTGCTCTCGACCGCCACGCTGATGGTTGGTCCCTCGGCCAAGGTGATGGAGCTGAACCCGGCTCAACACAGCCTGGGCCTCATCAAGAACGTGGCCGTTTCGAGCGATCCGCAGTTCACCGAACTGACCCAAGGCGTCGATGCCCTGGTCGTCGCCTCGGTCGCCACCGGCACGCAATCGAAGATCGCTGGCGAGGTGTACGAGTACACCGCTCGGAACATCGCCTATGGCGCTGGTATCGACGCTTCGGGCTCTGGCTTCGACGCCGACGTCAAGTCCTACGCTCTGGCCACCGCGATCCCGAACACGCTGACCAGCACCGTCCCCCTGGAGGCCGGCAAGGGCGCTGATTTCGCTGTCGACGACTGGGTCGTGATCCAGGACACCAACGTCACCGACCGTGTCCACGTCGGCAAGGTCGCGTCGAAGGCCACCGATACGCTCACGCTCGCCGCGGGCTATGCCATCCCCGCCGGCCAAGCCTTCGCCATCGCGACGACCGTCATCTATCGCGTCAAGGCCATCGGCGTCGGTGGCGCCGCTGCGCAGCCCACCTATGGCATCAAGCTGGTCGGCCTGCTGCCCAGCACCGGCGAGCCGGTCACCATCGTGTTCCCGAAGGTAAAGGTCACCAAGGGCATCTCGCTCTCGTTCCAGACCGACAACTTCTCGAACATGCCGTTCGAGTTCACGCCCTATGCCCTGGTGCCGGCGGATCCCTACTACAGCGACTTTGGCCGCAAGCAGTTCATGATCCTGAAGCGCTAATTTCCACTGGAAGTCACCTTCCTTGAGACAGTAGAGCGCGCCGCCAAAATTG